GCAGATACGGATGTATTAACGGTGACCTCAACATCAACTTTTAACAACAATGTTACACTTGGTAGTGATGATGATGATGAAATTGTTGTTGAAGGTACACTAGAATTACAAGGGCCAGTAAAAGATAATACAGCTACTTTAGGAACGGCAGGTAAGATATTAATATCAGATTCTTCAGGACAATTATCATTTGGTGATCAAATAGACACTACTTACACTTACTCATCTGCACAAGATGGGTCTGATGTTGTTTTGACTTTAACAGACGGTACAACACCTCAAGACATAAGTCTTGTAGCTGGAAACAGCATTACATTAACTGATAATGGTAATAACGATATAACAATTGCTGCAACTGGTGGAGCTGCTAATACAGAGTATGATTTAGCAAGTGCTCAAAACGGAAGCAATATAGATATTTCGTTAACAGGAACTGACGCTACTACAGATACAGTTTCTCTGATCGCTGGAACAAATGTAACGCTAACGGATGACGGTAGTAACAACATTACTATAAATGCCTCACCAGCTGTTACTTATGATTTACTTGGTACATATAATACTTACGATACAATATTAACCCTTCAAGGGTCTGATGCTACTAGTGACACGTTCACGCTTCATTCTGGTTCAGGTATTTCTTTTGGTCAGGATGCTGTAAATGGAATTACCACTATTGGTTTTGATTTATCAACTTCAGGAGCCGTAGGAGGTTCTGGAACTTTAAATACTATTCCTCTTTGGACTCCAGATGGGGACACATTAGGAGACTCTAATATAACTTTGTCCCAAGGCAACGTAGGTATTGGAACGGCAACACCAAGTAAAGAATTACATGTTAATGGCGATGTGTTGGTTACAGGGGATTTAGAAGTTCAGTTAGACACTGTTCTTCAAGGCGCTTTAGATGTAATTGGTCGTTTAGAGGCTCAAGGTCAGCTACATATACAAGATGAATTATTAGATCAAAACAGTTCATCTGGATCTTCTGATTATATTTTAAAATCAACAGGGACTGGAAATGTAGAGTGGGTGAACCCTACAACCTTACCTGGAGTAGTTTCTGGTACTGGAACTGCTGGTAAATTGCCATATTGGAATCCTGATGGAACTACATTAGCGGATTCTTTAATAACTCAAACATCTGATAATAGTATTACAATTGGAGTAGGTGCAACTGCAACTGGTTCAGAAGCAATATCACTTTCAAGGTCTGAGGCTAGAGCTGATTATTCATTCGCTCATGGGTACGAGAGTATCACTGACGGAGAGTTCTCTGTAACGCTAGGTAAAGGTGGATACACAGCAGGTGATCATTCAGCTGCAATTGGTTATAAAGGAATATCTTTAGGTCAATCTGCAATTTCTGGAGGACACTCAAGTAGTGCGGGTGGTGACGGAGCTGTAGCTTTAGGTCACAACGCATCAGCTGGAAACTATGGTGTAGCAAAAGCAACTAGCACATTCCCTAACGATCAGACAACGTTTGATATTTACGGCATTGTAGGTACAGTAGCTGTAGGAACATTCTTACGTTACGGCCCAGGTTTTGATGTGGCTGATCCTAGAATTGAAGTTACTCAGTTTACAGACTTAGGAAACGGATCTGCTACTATAACTTTAGCATCTGGAATAAGACCTATACAAGGAGAGTTGCTTGTATTTGAAGAGCAAACACCTCAAAGAAACGATCACCAAGGTGGTGTGGCTTTAGGTAACGATGCTTTCTCACTAGGTCAAGGAGCAGTTGCTCTTGGGCAAGACGCTGTAGCATCAGCTGATTTTGCAGTAGCAATTGGAAAGGGAGCGACAACATCCACTCAGGATACAATAGCCATGGGTGGTGATTCAACTAAAATTTTAATCGAAGCACTCGTAAGCGCAAGTTCATATGCAAACGATACAGAGGCTGCCGCAGGTGGTGTAGCTATCGGAGAGTTGTACAGAAACGGAAACGTGGTGCAGATAAGACTTACATAATGGAAATCAGAAAGATTTCTCTTGGTGCTGACTATAAATCAAGTGCAATGCATTACATAGTCGGCCAAGAGGTTTTAAATAAAGAATATAATATACATCTAATTCAATACAACCCAGACGCTGAGTCGTATAGAATTTGGATAGAAAGACAGGACGAGATTATTCTCTGGAAGGAGTTTAATAAAAACATGCCTGTATCAATTGAATATAATATAAATTTCTAAATGAAATCACCCTTCAACTTCATTGTACGTCCGTATAATGGTAGAAGGTATGACAACATTAAAAACATCGGAGGTGTTGACTTTATAACAAGCGCATCTCAGGAGGATCATACCGTATCTAACCGTTACGCAACCGTGGTAGAAACCCCTATTGACTATTCAGGGGAAATAGAGCCAGGTGACACAATAATCGTACATCACAACGTATTTAAGTATTATTACAACATGCAAGGTAAACAGAAAAGTGGCAAGAGTTACTTTATGGATGACCTTTTTCTTGTTGATGACTATCAGTATTACTTGTATAACCATAACAATAAGTGGAAGGCAGAGGATATGTTTTGCTTTGTAAAACCTGTCCCTAAGGAAGATTATTTCTTGGAGGTACCAGGTATAGAGCAGCCGCTTGTAGGTATTGTTAAATACACAAATAATAAATTAGTATCTTTAGGGGTAAACGAAGGAGACATGGTATCATTTAAGCCTGATAGTGAGTATGAATTTGATATTGATGGAGAGAAGCTATACAGGGTACTTACTAATAGTATAACAATAAAACTGTAATGGATTCTAAACAAATAAAGCTAGAGATTATAAGGGCAGCTGAGCAGGCTGTAAAGGAGCTTGTAAAGGTTGCAAAGGAAGGTATAGTAAAGAAAGACCTTGATGATCTATCTCCTGAACTAGCTGCTGATAGGCTTAAGAATGCTGCTGCAACTAAGAAGCTAGCTATATTTGATGCGTTTGAGATTTTATCTAGAATAGAATCTGAAAAGGCTTTACTAGAAGACGATGAGATAACCGATAAAAAAGATCTAAGTAGTTTTGCAGAGAGAAGGGCTAAGTAATGTTTTATATAAGGTTGTAGATATAGTTCCAAAGGGTGTTTTAAAGAGCAAAAAATGGAAATATGGTTACGACGAAAAGTATGATATTATTGTAATATCTAAAGACGGGACTCTTGGCGAAGTTATAAAAGTCAATGGTTTAAACATTGGTCTGCCCGCAAAACCAAAGGATATATATAAACGGAGTGATAAAAAGCCTGAGCAGTACTGGGAGCCATTTGGTTACCCAAAACAGCTCGACAGGATTAAAAGTATTTTTCAGTGGAATGAAGCTCCTAAAGATTTTAAAACCAAGTGGGTAGACTACATAGAGTCTGAGTTTGACAGAAGAGAGGAAGGTTTCTGGTTCTACAATAATGGTAAGCCTACATACATTACAGGTACACACTATATGTACTTACAGTGGACGAAGATAGATGTTGGGCATCCAGATTTTCGTGAAGCAAATAGAATATTCTTTATATACTGGGAGGCTTGTAAGGCTGACAACAGGTGTTTTGGTATGATATATTTAAAGATAAGACGGTCTGGGTTTTCATTTATGTCATCAGCGGAATGTGTTAATACAGCTACACTAGCTAAGGATTCTAGGGTGGGGATACTATCAAAGACTGGATCTGATGCGAAGAAGATGTTTACAGATAAGGTTGTCCCTATATCCAGTAACTATCCATTCTTTTTTAAGCCAGTTCAGGACGGCATGGATAAGCCAAAGACTGAGTTAGCATATCGTGTACCAGCATCAAAGATATCTAAGAAGAATATGTATGATGTTGATGACTCTGGCCTTACAGGTCTTGATACTACTATTGACTGGAAGAACACGGATGACAACAGCTATGATGGGGAGAAACTACTTTTGCTTGTGCATGATGAGAGTGGTAAATGGATTAGACCAAATAACATACTTAACAACTGGCGTGTAACAAAGACTTGCCTTAGACTGGGTAGTAAGATTATTGGAAAGTGTTTAATGGGTTCTACATCAAACGCTCTAGACAAGGGTGGTGAAAATTTCAAGAGACTGTACTATGATTCAAATCCAGCGAATAGGAACGCTAATGGTCAGACCAAGAGCGGTTTATATTCACTTTTCGTTCCCATGGAATGGAACATGGAAGGCTTTATAGATAGGCACGGAATGCCAGTGCTTGAGACGCCTTCTAAGGCTGTTTTAGGTGTTGATGGTGAGATGATATCAAAGGGTGCTATAAACTACTGGGAGGACGAGGTTAAGTCTCTTAAAAACGATCCTGATGCACTTAATGAGTACTACAGACAGTTCTCAAGAACTGAGTCCCATGCATTTAGAGATGAAAGCAAGAGTTCTATATTTAACCTGACAAAGATTTACCAGCAGATAGACTACAACGATAACCTTATTCGAGATAGGGTATTGACTCGTGGATCGTTTCACTGGAAGAATGGTAACATAGATACGGAGGTAATATGGACACCAAACGATAGAGGTAGGTTCTTAGTTTCGTGGATACCAAATAGTAAGCTACAGAATAATATGCAGGTTTCTAACGGCAATAAAATACCAGGGAATGATCATATAGGGTCGTTTGGATGTGACTCGTATGACATATCTGGAACAGTAGGTGGTGGTGGGTCTAATGGGGCTTTACACGGACTAACAAAGTTTCACATGGATGACGCTCCTGTTAACGAGTTTTTCTTAGAGTACGTTGCTAGACCACAGACTGCTGAGCTATTCTTCGAGGATGTTTTGATGGCCTGTGTGTTTTATGGTATGCCAATACTAGCAGAGAACAACAAGCCTAGGTTATTGTATCACTTTAAGAATAGAGGGTATAGAAAGTATTCACTAAATAGACCAGATAAACCTACCAGAGGGCTTTCTAAAACAGAGAAAGAATTAGGAGGTATTCCTAACTCGTCTGAGGCTGTGAAGCAGGCACACGCATCAGCTATAGAGACGTACATAGAGAAGTACGTAGGCCTTGATATGGATGGAACATATAGGTCTAATGACGAGATGGGATCTATGTACTTTAGTAGGACCTTACAGGACTGGGCAAGGTTTGATATAAACAATAGAACGAAGTTTGACGCATCGATAAGCTCAGGATTAGCTATAATGGCTAACCAGCAGCATTTATACCAGAAGGTTAAAAAAGATTCGAAAATAAGCATTAACTTTGCAAGATATAACAATAAGGGAAGTATTAGTCAAATAATTAGATGAAAGAGATAAACATTTCTATAGATCAATCATCTTTTCCAAGTCAATATGTATCTGACTCAAAAAAGAATACCAAGGAGTGTGGTCTTCAGATTGGTCAAGCTATACAATATGAATGGTTTAAAAAAGATAACGGTGGATCTAAGTTTTACAATCAATGGGACTCCTTCCATAAACTCAGGCTGTATGCAAGAGCGGAGCAGTCTGTAGGAAAGTACAAGAACGAACTAGCTGTTGATGGCGATTTATCGTACATGAACCTTGACTGGACACCAGTTCCAATTATACCAAAATTCATAGACATTGTCGTGAACGGGATGGCTGACAGGTTGTTTGAGGTTAAGGCATACGCACAGGATGCGATGTCTGCTGAGAAAAGAAACCAATATCAGGACACAATAGAGGAAGACATGATATCAAAGGATTTACTGTCTCAAGTAAAGAATGACTTTGGTATAGATGCGTTCAACACAGATCCTGAAAACTTGCCAGCTAATGATGAGGAACTACAGTTGC